GAATTCCGGCGTGTAGTTGCCGGACTGAAGGGCGTTCATCCAGAAGTCAAAGCCGCCCTGATCCGGGGCGCGGCCCAGGATGTCTTGGTAGTAGCCGGTCAGAAGGCCGGAATAGTCCGGCGCAGGTGCGGGGGCCGACCCTCCGCCCACAATGTTCAACAGATCGTTCTGATCGAACGAATCCTGGAATTCTTGCTCGGACAGCAGTCGTGCCATGATCTTATTGAGTCAAGTCCCAGAAGGCGATGGTGCCGTAGCAGTCGCCTGATGGAGTTGCGGAATCCACCGTGCGGATGGCAAGCGTCAAGACATCACTGACTCCGGCCAGTGATACGCCCAACTGCAAAGCCCAGTTGTAACCTGCCGGATCGACCAGAGGCTGCGTACCCCCCGAACCGCTTGAGGACACATAGTCCGTTTGCACCAGGGTGCCGCCCGTTATGGCTGTGGCAGAGGTATCCATCTCCACATTGGCGTCCGATGGAACGGCAGACCAAGAAGCGCCCGTCAACGTACCGTTTAAGAACAGGCCAACTTCATAGTTCTGGCTCGTGATGGGGAGCAACTGCATCCGGCCAGGGAGCACCACCGCACCAAGCGCCGTGGACGCCAGACGGATCGATACAACAGGCTTAAACGTCAAACCGATAGTGGCGAGTTTGGTCGTGCGTCGCGCCAAGTGGCTAGGGGAATACTGCTCGTAGCCACCTTCTGAGATGACCGTCGAGCAAATCTGCTTCATGCTCGCGGTGGTGACGTTGGACAGATTCTTGATCTCGTACCGCACCGGCAGGATGGCCGTGGTCATGTAGACCGAGCCAATGTCGTTGGCGTTGTTGAAGGTGTGGCAGACGATGTACTGCCCGTTGATCACGAACCCAGTACGCACTGAGCCCACACCCAACCACTCAAAGTCACACCAGAAAATCTGAGTCTTACTGACATCAAGCGTGATGCCGGACGCCCCGGTGCCGTCCAACTTATCCCCGTTCCAGTCGGCTTGGTTGACGGTGCGGACATCGCTTGGCGTTCCCGGCGTAGGCAGAGAATCGGAACGCATGACCATCGACAGCGTGGTGCCGTTGGCCTGGAAGAACACGCCGTTCTGGGTGTTGAAGTACCCCACACGCTGCCGGATGTTGGCCGTGGGCGTGTTCATGGCAAAGGTGGCAAGCACCAACAGCCCCTTGCCCGGTTGGTAGGACATGGAGCGGAACGTCTGCCGCACGGCTTCCGAGTTGGTGGTTGCCGCCACCGACATCTGCACCGTAGATTCGTTGCTCAGGAACGTGGTGGATGCGCCGTTGACCGTGCTCGTGTCGAACTGGTTGTCCGGGGCGTAGCGTTGCTGAGAATCAAAGAGCGTGTAGGGCTGACTGACGCGCAGGCGCCCGAAGGCATCCGTGTTGGTGCCGCCGATAGAGATTGGGATGGGTACGGTCGTAGCCAAGATAGCCCTCAGTGCAGCATCAAGTCGGTTGAAGTACAGGCGCAGGACGTTGTTGAACTGCTCCTGATACCGAGAGTCGTAGCCACCCGGGGCCAGTGGTAGGTTTGGCGGTGGCGGAACAGTAACATCTTCAATGAGCAGAGTCATCTGCGGCCATCCATCCGAACGTCGATACGGGGCGAACCCAACTGCCACGTCACACCAAGATCATTGGACTCGGCTTTCATAATCAACTGCCGCCCGCGCACTCGGATGTAAACGATATTAGTGAACTGCTCAATCGGCACTGTAGCCGTGCGCGTGACTGCTGCACTGCTTGATCCGCCAAGAGACTGAGGGTTGTTAAACCCGGAGCCTGCCCCCTTCATGGGGATCAGCGTCATAGTCAGTGATGGGTTGTTTGCCGTCGAACCTACAAATGTCACGTCCGGCACCATCCGCCAGATGAAGCCAAAGTTCTGGCCGTCCTCGATGTCAAACTCGGCAGACTCAATGTAGGCATTGATGGCCGCCGGAGTCCCGGTGGCATTGTCATCTACGCCGTTCTCGTGCTGCACAAGATTGCCCAGGTACGTTGCCCCAATCGGGTAGTCTTGCAGACCCGAGTCAAGCCATGCCGTCCGGGCCAGCGTGCCGTAGTACCAAATCTTCTCTAGATAGTTGTAAACAACGTACCTGTCGATGGTTGTCGAGTTGGCCGAGCAGTAGAACCACCAGACTTCATTGAAGCCCTCATTGGTCCCCGCGAAGACTTGAGCCGCTTGGGACTGATTGAAGTTCCCAAACACGTGGCGACGCAGATCGCTCGGCAGGGTCTGAATGCGACCGTCGTAGGCGTAGAACTTATCCACCCCCATCCAGTACACCACGCCGGAACCAATAGCCAAGGCATTTGGGCTAAGGATGGAGATGTTGCTGCCCAGAATCTGTGCGCCCCAAACCTCCGGCGCTCCAAGGTATTGCAAGGAATAAACGGCTGAGTCCGTAAACACCACAAGTTCCTGACGGGCTTGGATGGCGGTGATGATCTCACTGCCGTCTGAAAGTCGAAGACTGCCCGCCTGATTGGTCGCCGAAGGGGTCCAGTCAACCGCACTCTCTTGGTCCGACCACCGGATCAGCATGGGGTCGATAACCGAGGAGCCAATTTCGTTGCATCCCAGTGCAAACACAAAGCGGTTGATGTCCGAGATGAAGATTTTGTTCTGAATGACCGGCACCCCATTTGCGCCGGACAAAGTGGACAGTTCTACCGCCCGAGTGTTTACACCGCTAGTGTTGTCCCAGTAATACATAGGACCACGCCGAGGGCCAAAGATCAGGTCTTCACCAAAGTTGCCCTGGCTCCAAAGGCGAATGGATGTGCGTGTCGTGCTTGGAACACCAATACCCCATGAACCCGTTCCCCATGTGCCCGCACCCCATCCGGTCAGCGGAACCTCGATCTCGGGGCCGACGTTGATCTGATAAGCGGCGGAGACCGCCGAACCGCCAGTTGCGCCTGCGGCGATAACCGAAGGGGTGGTGATCGTGTAAGAGTTGACGTTAACGACGGTGATCTGAAACTCGGCGTTCAGCACCGATGCGTAAGTCCCGGTCACTCCACTGAACGTAACAAAATCACCCGTGATGCCGCCATGAGAGGGGGCTGTCACCGTAACCGTCGTGGTGCCGTTGCCTGTAAACGGATCGGTGCCCAGCGTAGTCGTCGCACGGATCGGGGTGATGTCGAAGTACGCGCCGCCCCGTTCGATGTAGAACTTCAGGTTGGTGCCAACGCCAATCAGGTTTTCACTCTGAAGCGTTACCCAGTTCCAAAGGGAGCGGCATACACCAAGGAACGTACTGGCAGAGATGCGAGTCCATCCGCCAATCTTCTCAGGAGTACCCTGGCGGAAGCGTACCTTGTCGCACTCATACCAACCGTTCTCGTTGGTATAGCGGGTGTTCTCTTTGTTTACACCGGGCTTGAGAGTGAGTTTCTTGAGCGGCATATCGATATTCTCCCGTCAAGACAGGAAAAGGGCAATCTCGGCTTCCCTGCGTTTAACCAGACCTGGGAGGACTTTGCCACCACCCATCGTCCACTGGCGGAAGGCGTCTGCCGCCCCGCTCCAGTCATCCCGGTTGGCCCGCATTCTGATCTGGCTGCGCTGAAGATTGCCTAGCCCTGCATTAAAGGCAAAACTGACCAGAGCGTCAAAAGAGCCTTGACGGCCAGATACGCCGGGAACAAGTCGAAGAACACCGCGTTCAAAAGTCCCGACATCATCACGGAATAGTTCGTCGATCTCCGTCTTAGTCCAGACACGGCTGTCCTCCGGCTTCAGGGGAAACTCGTTGCGGAGCATCCCGGTATACCCTTCCTTGCGGATGACCGGGAGTCTGATCTGCTCTTGGTATAGGACGTGGCCGTAGCCAATCGTCCAGATATGGGCAGGGCAAAGGTAGGGTTTACTCCTAAACCCCTCATACTTGTGCATGAGGTCTTCGCCCGCCTTGCTCAGTTTCACTTCTTACTCCACTGGCGAGAACCGAACCAGTAGCCAATGATCCCCCCGAGGATTGCCATCTCATCAGCGGAGAAGATCAGGTCAGAGTACAGGATGATGTCGTCCATGCTCTGGATCAGATTCGGGTGGTTCCACAGATACCACGCCATGAAGG